AAGAATTGAAGAGTCAAAAGAGGTTGCAAAACTATATTATGAGAGTGATAGTAAAATTGAATTATCAGATAAAAAAATAAAATTTCTTGGCGGTATGCCTTGCTTTAGACACAATAAAGAAGGTAACAATCTTATAACGGTAGAACAAATTAAGAAACTCAAAACAAATGATAAGAAAAAGACCAAAGCCGTTCTTCCGATTTAAAAAAATAGAACCTAGAAGACAAGCATATAAAGGTCAATTCAGACCTCTCAATCCTCAAAAATATATCGGTGATATTAATAAGATAGTTTTCAGATCGAGTTGGGAATTAGCCTTTATGAAATATTGCGATAAAGAAAAAACAATAGTGAAATGGGGTAGTGAAGAAATTAGAATACCTTATAACGCATTTGGCAATAACAAATTATATTATCCAGATTTTATAATAGTAAAACAATTGCCAAATAAGAGTTTTGAAAAATATCTAATAGAAATAAAACCACACACACAAACTAGAAAACCTGTATTAAAAGAAGGCTCCAGATCAACTAGTACATATAAAAAAGCACTTTACACATATGAAGTAAACAAATGTAAATGGAATGCTGCATTTGCTTGGTGCAAAAAACGAAATATTACATTTAAGATTATAACTGAAAAGCACGTAAAATTCTTCTAAAATTGTCATAAATAGTAGTATGGCAAACGTATTTGATACAATCAAACTAAAAGCAGGCGATACATATAAATCGGCTACATGGTATAGAACACAAGTAAATAAGATTGCGAGTGGTACTACAGCAAGTCAATTATTTAGACAAGGTAAACTTAACGGTAGACCTAGTGTGGGTAGATTGAACTTGTTTGGATATAATCCTAAGTTAAGAAAGACTTTACCATACTACGATATATTTCCATTAGTATTGCCATTAGAGCCAATAACAGGCGGGTTTATGGGTATGAATTTTCACTATCTACCACCTTTATTAAGATTTAGACTATTAGAACGTATGCAGGCAACTGCTACAGATCAACGATTTGATAGTAAAACAAAATTTGATGTAACTTATGATGATGTAAAAAATATAAAGATTGTAAAACCAACAATTAAAAAGTATTTGTACTCACATGTACAAACAGGATTTTTAAGAATAAATGCTGATGAGGCTGCAGTTGCAATATACTTACCTGTACAAAGATTTAAAAAGGCAAGTGAAGCACAAGTTTATTCAGACAGTAGGAGATTTATTTAATGTCAATAATTAGTGTAGGCAAAAGAATAGGTGATATAGATATACGAGTTGGTATACCACCATCAAAAGGACAATTTGATAAAGGTGAAACTAACAAAAGATATGGATACATTAATTCATCAACAAATACTAATTCAGTATTTAATAAATTTAGATCAGGTTTAACACAATCTGGTGGTCTAGCAAGACCAACACAATTTATAGCAACAATTGATGGACCTGTAAGTGCAAATATACTTTCTAATAATCCAAATGTTAATATAACCGATGATGATATAAGAATGTCAAAGAGTAGATCATTAGCCGATGCTATTAAAAAAGGATTAAATTTAAGAATGGACTTGTTTTGTGCTGAAGCTTCAATACCAGATAAAACAATAACAGATGATGTAAACGAACAATATTATGGACCAAGTAGAGCGTTTGCTAAAAATGTACAGTTTAATGATCTTACACTTACATATTACACAGGTATAAACTTTGATGAAAGGATATATTTTGAAGCATGGCAAAATGCTATGATTGACCCTATAAGTCATAATGTAGGTTACTATGATGATTATGCGTCACCATGTATGATAACAATTACACCTGTTGTAAAATCATTTACATCAGCATTACAAAAAATAGATCCAAAATCATTTGGAACAGTTGAAGAATACAGACAAGCAGTAAGAAACAGTTTAGGTAACACTTCTGGTTTTTCAGCATATCAAGTACAATTTTATGAAGTGTGGCCAAAAACAATTGCGTCCGTACCATTAAGTTATTCTGACACCAATGCATTAGTTAAAACAACAGTAACCTTTTCATACAGAAACTATGCTACATCAGCATGGAGTTATTTACGATCAGGTGCTTCAGAATATTCTAATATAGATAGAACAGAATATAGATCAAACCTTACAGCAATTCAAACAGGACTATTAGATAATTTGCCTTTTGGTATAGGTAATGAAATAGGTAGAGTTGGAAGACAAGTGTTTGATACTATAAAAAATAGAATACCAATAGGTAGAGTAACAGGTGGAATATTATTTCCAAAAGGAATGCCTGACGCTACTGATTTTAGAAATTTAATATTAAATTAAGGAGTGAAAATGAGTATACCATTAATGAAAGTGCCTGAATATGAGCTGACGTTATCAAATAATGTAAAGATTAAATATAGACCATTTTTAGTAAAAGAAGAAAAAATACTATTATTGGCAAATGAAAATCAAAATGAAAATGAAATGATCAATACATTAATTAATATGGTTCAAAGCTGTGTTAAAGGCGATGTAGATGTAAAAAAGTTGCCTGTATATGATTTTGAGTGGTTGTGGTTAAACATAAGATCAAAATCAATTGGTGAAGTTATACAATTAAAGTTAAAATGTCCAGATGATGAAACGCAAGTTGTTGATTATGATTTTAACATTGATCAAGTAAAACCAGATTTGAACAAAAAGGTAAATACAAAAATAGAATTTGCTGACGACTATGGTATTATTATGAGAGTACCAACAATAAAAGAAGTAGCAAATAAAAGAACTATTATTGATTTGTCAATTAATTTGATGAGGGATTGTATTGCTCAGATATATCAAGGAGAAGAAGTTTTTGAAGCAAGTGAATTAGAAAAAACTGAAATAGATCAGTTTTTAGAAAATTTAACTATGTTTCAATTCAAAAAAATAAAAGATTATTTTGAGTCTTTGCCTATTATATCTCATACAATAGAGTATAAAAATCCCAAATCAGGTACTGAACATAAATTATTATTACAAGGTGCAACTGATTTTTTTCAGTTACCCTCTTACATGAGAGCCTAGAGAGTTTTTATCGTACTAATTTTGCTTTAATGCAGTACCATAAATATTCTTTAAGTGATTTAGAAGACATGCTGCCATGGGAGAGGGAAATATATGTTGAACTATTAATGCAACATATAAAAGAAGAAAACGAGAAGATAAGAGAAAAACAAAGAGGGAGAAGTTAATGTTAGAAACAGGAAAAAGTATAATTAAAAATGTATGGTTATTTTTAAGAGATGAAGTGCCACAATTTTTATCAAATTGGAGAATGATACCAAGAGTGTTTATGATATTATATGGTGTTGCATTTTACGAAACAATGCAATGGTTTATGGCATTAGCTGAACCAAACAATGCACAGGCAGGTTTTGTATCTGTAGTAGTTGGTGCAGGCGCAGCTTGGTTTGGATTATATGTAAACGGTAAACCTAGCAAAATAGAAGTAGATAAAAAATAACGATGGAATTAAAATCTAAATTTTTTAAAAAAGGTAATCCAGAAGACTTTAACAAGATTCTTAAAAGACAAAAAGAACAAGAGTCTGATCCTAAGTTTGCTATATCTGATGCCTTGCAGGAATATGAACAACAATTAGAAAAAACTGCTGGGTATCAGAATCAAAAACAATTAAACAATGCTCAAATTAGGCAAGACATAATTAACTATGTTATAGATTATGGACCAGGTAATTTAGAACAATTAAAAGGCATGGAGTTTGATGACGCAAAGACTTTACAACAGACAATTGAAAAAGAAATAGGTGAATATGAAGGATTAAACAAAAAAGGTATTATTTCAGATGAAGAATTAATTTTTATAAAAGAAACGGTAGGTAAAACAAACGAACAGTTAAAGAAAGTGTTAGGATTAACCACAAAACTATCATTATCATTTAGAGATTTTAAAAAAGAATTAAAACCATTAAAATTAGCAAGACGAATTGGATTAACAAATATACCAATCATTGGTAAAAAAATTGAAAGAGCAATTGAATCTGAAGAACGAGCAGAAAGCAATGCATTATCTTTAAAAAGAAGATTAAGAACAAAACAAG